CTGGCGCGTCCTCGAGACCGACCCGGACGGCTTCCCTCGCCGCGCTCGCTGGACGCCGTACCGCGACGTCACGCCGGTCACGCGCTCGACCGGCGGCTCCTACGCCGAGCTCGAGGGCTACCGCGTCGCCGGCGTCGCGAACGGCGACGTCCTCGCGCCGGAGGAGCTCATCCGCTTCGATGGGCAGGCGCCGCCGATCCTCCAGTCCGGCGCGCGCACCCTCGCCGGCGGCCTCGAGCTCGAGGACGCCGCTCGCCGGCTGGCGGTCGTCGAGCTCCCCGCCGGCGTCCTCAAGAACGAGGGCACCGAGCTCAACGAGGAGGAGGCGGCCGAGCTCGTCGAGACGTTCGCGGCGCGCCGGCGCCAGTACGGCATCGCCTTCCTGCAGGGGATCGACTACCAACGCGAGAACCTCTCGCCGGCCGACCTCCAACTCCTCGAGGCGCGCCACAACATCGCGACCGAGGTCGCGCGTCTCTTCAACGTCCCCGTCGCGATGATCGGCGCGAGCCCGTCCGGCCACTCGAGCGCGATGCTCTACGCGAACCTGACGCAGATGCTCTCGATGCTCGTCTCGACCTCCTGCGCGCCGCATCTCAACGTCATCGAGACGACCCTCTCCGACCTCGCGACGCCGCGCGGCCAGGCGGTCGCCTTCGACGTCCAACAGTTCCTCCGAGCCGACCCGCAGGCGGCCGCGGACTACGCGATCGCGCTCCTCGGCGCCGGCATCGTCACCGTCGAGGAGGCGCGAGCCATGCTCGGCATCCCATCGTCCGGCGGACCGCCGGACCTCACCCCTGGGAGGGTTTGACCATGCTCCGATTCGAGCGCGAGGTCCTCGTCGCCGACCTCAACGAGCGGACGATCGAAGGCGTCATCGTCCCCTATGACGAGGTCGGCACGATTCAAGGCCGCGACTACCGCTTCAAGGCCGGTTCAATCTCGACCGGCCGGCGCACGCCGCTCCTCGTCGACCACGACCGCGGCCGTCCGATCGGCGTCCTCGCCGACCTCGAGGACGGCCCGACCGGCGCCGTCGCGCGTTTCCGCGTCGACGCGACGCCGGCCGGCGACGAGGCGCTCACGCAGGCGGCCTCTGGCTCCCGCGGCGCGCTCTCGGTCGGCGCCGAGGTCATCCGCTCGAAGATGAGCCGCGACGGCGTCGTCGACGTCGAGGCCGGCTACGTCGCCGAGGTCTCGCTCCTCGCGCTCGGCGCCTTCGAGTCGGCGGCCGTCACCCGTGTCGCCGCCGAGCAGGACCCGCCGGCGGAGCCGGCCGAGCCGGCGACCGACCCCTCGCCGGAGCCGGCCGAGCCGGCGGAGCCGATCGAGACCGGCGACGACCAAGAGGAGCTCGAGCTCCCCGACCCGCCGGCGGAGCCGGCCAACCCTGAGGAGGGAGAACCGATGGAAGCCGCAACCTCCGCGCCGGTCATCCGAGCCGAGCGCTCCCACTCGACGCGCGAGCTCCTCGCCGGCGAGTACGTCCGTCTCCTCGTCGAGGCACAGCACGGCGACCGCGAGGCCTCGCGCCGGCTCGAGGCCGCGCTCACCGAGACAATCTCGACCGACGTCTCCGGCCTCCTGCCGCCGACCTATGAGCGGACGGTCATCGGAGGCAAGCAGATCCTCCGGCCGCTCTTCGAGGCCTTCCGCTCGCGGCCGCTCCCCGGAGTCGGCCTCATGGTCTCCAAGCCGAAGTGGGCCACGCGGCCGAACGGCGCCTGGGCGGCGAACGTCGACGCCGACGCGACGACCGGCAAGGCGGTCATCGACTCCCAGACGGCCGACGTCATCCGCTGGGACTGGGCGGGCGCGATTAGCTGGGTCGTCGTCCAGCGCTCCGACCCGTCCGTCATCGACGCGATCTACGGCGAGGCGGTCGAGGATTTCTACGCCGACGTCGAGGCCAAGGTCTACGGCGAGCTCGGCGCGGCCGCGGCTGGCGTCGCGACCTCGCTCGGCGCGGCGATCGCGGAGTTCTTCGTCGCGTCCGGCAACCAGCGCTCGCCGGAGCTCATCATCATGGCGCCCGACGTCTGGGGAAAGTTCGCCGACACCGGCGCGCTCTCGGTCGCGCTCGGCCAAGGCGGCGTCGCCGGCGGTCCGCTCTCGACGAGCTTCGCCGGCATCCCCGCCGTAACCTCCGGCACCCTGCCGGCCGGCGAGGTCGTCCTCGCGACGCGGCGCGCCGTCGACGCCAGGATCACCGAGCCCGTCCGCTTGACGGCCAACGCGATCGGCGCGCTCAACGTCGAGCTCGCGGTCGTCGGCGAGGGTCTCTTCGACACCGACTACCCCTCGGAGCTTCTCAAGTTCGCGGCGATCGTCCCGGCCGCGGCCTCGGCGAGCTCGAGCTCGAAGGCGAGCTCGAAGGCGTAGCCGATGGCGGACTGGCTCACGATCGAGGACGTCGCCGGCTACCTCGACCTACCGACGGCCGACCCTGCCGACGACAACCTCGTCCTCTCGACCGCGGCCGCGAAGGCCGCGGTCGAGCGGCGTCGCTCCGACCTCGTCGACTCGACCGTCGACCCGCCGGCCTTCGTCCCCGTCGACGACGTCAAGCTCGGCGCGATCCTCTGGGCGGCGATCCTCTACCAGTCTCGGAGCGCGCCGTCCGGCTTCGCCGGCTACGGCGACGAGACGGCCGTCTATGACGCGCTCGGCGCCAGGCGCGCCGAGGTCATGCGCCTCATCGGCTGGAGGAGGCCGGTCGCGTTTTGAGCGTCTCGACCGCCTCCCACGCCGCTCGAGCTCGCGCCTGGATCGTCGCCGAGCTCGAGGCGGCCGGCATCGAGGCGACCGGCGACGCCGGCGCCTTTTACCCTCAGCCGGTCGGCGTCCTCGTCGGCCTGCCGACCCTCACCGGCCGGCTCCTCGACGGCGCGCGTTTCGTCGTCCCCGTCTCGGTCGTCTCCGGCGATCCGCTCAACTCCGAGGAGACCGTCGACCGTATCTACGCGCTCGCCGACGAGGTCGCCGCCGTCCTCTCGACGCCGGCCTACCGTCCGGCGTCCTACCGCTCGACCGCGAACGCCGAACCCCTGCCGGCGATCGAGCTCGCCGTCATCGTCACGACTGAGGAGGTCTCCTAGCTATGGCAACCACTGACTCCCGCCAGGGTCCCGGCACCCTGAAGCTCGGCACGACGGCGCCGGCGATGATCGAGGTCGCGCCGCAGGCGGCGACGGTCAAGCTCACGCCGTCCGTCAACTCGAACGACGGCACCCCGACCCTCGAGACGCCGGAGCCGGCGCCGGACACCACGATCACCTGGGCGCTCAACATCTCCGCGATTCAAGACTTCGAGGACCCTGCCGGCTTCGTCAACTTCCTCATGGATCACGCGCTCGCCGAGCTCTCCTTCGAGTGGTCGCCGAAGGGTCCGACCGCGGCGCCGATCTATAAGGGCACCGTCCAAGTCGTCCCGATCGAGGTCGGCGGCGACGTCGGCGTCCAGACCGTCACCGACGTCGAGCTCCCCTGCGTCGGCACGCCGACCCGCGACGATACGGCGCTCGCGCCGCTCGCGAGCTCGAGCTCCAAGTCGAAGGCGGCCGCATGATCCGCTTCCGCGGCGTCGTCGAGTACGAAAACGGCGAGCTCGCCGAGTGGAAGGCCGGCTCGGCGGCGATGGTCCGCTGGGAGGAGCACGCCGCTCGGCACGGCTGGCCGGCCTACGACGGCAACCGCGTCCAGACGATGACGGCGTTCCTCGCCTACTCGGCGCTCTCGATCCTCGAGGGCTTCGAGGTCTGGCTCGGCTCGGTCGTCGACGTCGACGGCAACCCGACGCCGGAGGCGCTCGAGGCGGCCAAGGCGCAAGGCATCGAGCTCGGCGAGGCTGTCCCTCCTACCCTCGAGGGAGTGTCTCGCGAGTGATGGTCGAGCTCTCCCTCGCGACCGGCCGGCCGACCGAGGAGCTCCTCGAGCTCCCCGACGAGGAGCTCGCGACGCTCGTCGAGGTCATCGAGGAGCTCGCCGAACGGCGTGCCTAGGACCGGCGTCACCGTCTACGGCGCGAGGGAGACCGAGCTCGCGCTCAACGGCGTCGCCGTCGACCTCGCCGGCGCCGGTCCGATCGGCGAGGCCTCGATCGCGACCGCGGAGGAGCTCGCCGCGCTCCTCCGCGCCTCGGCCGCGGC